GAGCATGTTGCTGACTTAATGGATATGATGAAAAACGCAGGTGTTGGTGATTCAAAACCTGTTGGTAAAGAACAGTTACCTATGCGTATGGATATGGAACGTTTAAAAGGAATTATGGACGAGCCAGGTGACGAAGATCCAAACGAAGAATTAGAACCAGTTGATGAGATTGATACTGAAGAAGGTTACGACAACGAACCGGATGAAAGATACGGTGACATGAGTGATGCTATTCCAGACGGTAATGATTTAAATCGCAAAAAGAAATCATATGTAAAAGCACAAGACGGTGATAATGCAATGGCATTAGAAAATATTAAAGCATCGTTATATGCACAACTTGCTGAAAAGAAAAAGCCAGATGCTGATGGCGATGGTGTTCCAGACTGGGCAGACAAGAAACCAGGCGAAGATGATAACGCAGGAAAGTCAAAAGGTAGCAAGCCTAAAAAAGGTGAAGTACCTCCACAGTTCCAAAAAGCCAAATAACTAGGTAAGGGCGGTCCAATCAAATAGCACCCACGGGTGCTATTTTTTTGGGTAAATAATGTTATGGCAGCATCATTAGACGGCGTCTTAATTAAGAAAGCCAATAAACAAGAAACATATACAAACGAACAAGTTGAAGAACTTCTAAAGTGCATGGATCCCGATGAAGGATACTTACACTTTGCAAGATCATTTGCATTTATTCAGCATCCTGTAAAAGGCAAATTGTTGTTTGATCCTTACGAGTATCAGCTACGTTTGATGCATAGTTACCACAACTATCGCTTTAATATTAACATGATGCCTAGACAAACAGGTAAAACTACATGTGCTAGTATCTACCTTGCTTGGTACGCAATGTTTAAACCTGACCAAACTATTCTTGTAGCAGCACACAAATATACAGGTGCGCAAGAGATTATGTCACGCATACGCTTTGTATACGAAAGTTGTCCTGATCATATTAGAGCAGGAGTTGTAAGTTACAATAAACAATCAATTGAATTTGAAAATGGATCACGTATTGTAGCACAGACTACAACAGGTAATACAGGACGTGGTATGAGTATTTCATTACTATACTGTGACGAGTTTGCGTTTGTTATGCCTAATATTGCCGAAGAGTTTTGGACTTCAATATCACCTACACTAGCAACAGGTGGTCGTGCTATTATTACAAGCACCCCCAATAGTGACGAAGATACTTTTGCTACTATTTGGAAACAAGCAGAAGAGAAGTTTGACGCACACGGCAATGAAACTGAAGTAGGGTCAAATGGTTTCCATAGTTATGTTGCTGAATGGCACGAACATCCAGACAGAGATGACGAATGGAAAGCAGAAGAAATTGGACGCATCGGAGAAGAAAAGTTTCGTAGAGAATACGGCTGCGAATTCTTAGTATTTGATGAGACTTTAATTAATTCAATAAAACTTAGTGCTATGGATGGTAGTAGTCCTATATTAAATATGGGACAAACTCGTTGGTATCAAAAACCAACCAATCAGTATACATATGCAGTTGCACTTGACCCTAGTATGGGAACAGGTGGTGATTTTGCTGCAATACAAGTATACGAATTGCCTAGTTATAAACAGGTTGCAGAATGGCAACATAACACAACAGCAATACCAGGACAAATTCGTGTGTTAGCGGATATATGTAAATATCTAGAACAAGAAACTAAAAATCCTAATGGTATATATTGGAGTGTAGAAAATAACGGAATCGGAGAAGCAGCACTAATCGTTATAAACGATTTTGGGGAAGAGAACATACCAGGACTATTTGTGTCCGAACCTATGCGAAAAGGACATGTGCGCAAATTTCGAAAAGGCTTTAACACTACCCATAGCACTAAGATTACAGCATGTAGTCGTTTAAAAACAATGATAGAAAACGATAAAATGCAATTACATAGTAAACCATTAATAAGTGAACTAAAAGGATTTGTTGCAACAGGGTCAAGTTTCCAAGCAAAGTCGGGAATGACAGATGATTTAGTAAGTGCTACATTACTTGCTATAAGAATGATGACTGTGTTAAAAGATTGGGATCCTAGAGTTTATAGTACATTTAATCAAGCAGAGGATATAGAAGACTACGAACCACCAATGCCTATCTTTATTAGTAGTAGTTTTTGATAAATATTAATATGAAGAATTTAGATCAACCAGCAAAACAATTATTTTCAAAAATACGTGGAAGATTTCCAGGTGTAACAATTGGCGATAGTGAAGGTAATGTAACTACTGATCCTGCACAAGCAAGATTTTTTGAATTTCCGTTTAAAGAAAGTCAAGAAGAATTAGGTAAAGTTAGTGTAAGCCTTTCAGAAGAAGATGGCGTAGTTATAATGTATAGCCAAGATATTGCAGAAAATGACGTATACAAAACAGCGTGGTATGATTTTTTAAAAGAGCTACGACAATTTGCAAAAAAGCGTATGCTAAATTTTGACACTAGAGACATTACAAAAAGTAATTTAGAAAAAAGAGATTATCAGTATCTTGCCAACCGCCCAGAGGACAGTAACATGAATGAATCAAAACTATACGGAACAAGCCGCATTAGCTATCAAAACGTAGGCGAAGCACGTATTATGATTAAGCACACAGAAAGCATTAATCAAGAAGCAGCAACAGGACGCACACAAAAAATAGGAAAAATTTATATTGAAAGTGCTGACGGAGAAAGATTCCGTTATCCATTCAAACACCTAAGTGGCGCAAGAGCAATGGCAAGACATGTTGCAGAAGGCGGAAATGCATATGATGAATTTGGTAAGCACATTGTAGGTCTTTCAGAAGAAATGGCAAAACTGCGTAAATTTAAAAACTACATGGGTCGTAGTGCAGTAATGGCAGAAAGTCTAGTTGAATACATGGATGTTGTAAAAGGGCGTATTACAACAGTTAAGAAAACAATTGAGTCATTACAAAAGCCAAAGTTTTATGCAGAAACGTTTGCTGCATTTGAAGCACCTATTATGGAAGAAGTTCCGGCAGATGTTGCAGAGAATTGGATTGACCAATTAACTATCAAACAGTTTAACGAAGAACTATCAGATGTATTTCCATACATTTACAAACTAGTAAGTGAAGCAACAAAAGCACAAGAATTAGGCCCAGAAGATTTAGTAGATGAATCAGCAGAAGAGCTAGGCGCACTAAAAGACAAGTATAGCAAAGATGCAAAGAACAAAAAGACTAAAGAAGAAATTGAACTAGAACGAGCATTTGAAGCAACACTAGGTCAATTCTCAGACACTGTATGTGAAGAGTGCGGCAACCAAAGTTGGGAAACACTATCAGAAGAAGAACTAGAAGAAGCACACGGCAACAGCAAAGAATATGACAAATGCTGGGCAGGTTATGAAAAAGTACCTGGCACAACACGCGGCGAAAAAGGTTCTTGCCGTAGAAAAACAGCAAAAGAAAGCGAAGAAGAAGTACAAGAAGGCACAATCAAGACAGCACAAGATGCAAGTGATGCGCTAGGCGTATTGCGTGGCAAAGGCAAAAAGATTGAAACTGGAGATGGCGAGTACGAAGGTAACTTAGCAAACGAGTATGCAAATCAAGTGTGGTACGTATATTCTTGGATTGAAGCAAAAACTAAAGGGTTCCAAGACATAGATCCAAAGTTCCAGTCTGCAATTGATGACATGATGACACTACGTGGCGAAGCAAAGAAATTAGAAACCAAGCCAGGTTCAGGCAAGAACGGCAAGTTTGGTAATCAAATTGTAAACACATTATATCCTGTAATGCAGTATATTGATGCACACGACTTTAATCAAGATGAAGGTAATGCCTACTCAGGTGCTGTAGCAAAAGCTAAAATGAACGGCAAGAAAAAGGGTGATGAAATTGATGGCCCAGACGGTGAAAAGATCAAATTAGAAAAAGAAGAACAAAAGACACCATTAGGCGAGTTCATACTATCATACTACGATAGAGAAAATGGAACATTTCCAAAAGGCGAAACATCAATTCTTACTATGGTAGAAAAAGATTACGGCGAGCAGTTCATAGATCCTGCTAAGGCATTTATCGAACAAGTACAGGCATTATTTGATAACTTTGAAATGCAAGAAAACCCACAGCAAATGGAAGTTAACGTCGAAGACGATTACAACAGAATGAGAGAGTTAGCAGGTTTAAGATAATCTGCTAACCCACTTATAAGTTTTATTTCTTTTTCTTTAAAAAAGACTTGACAAACGATGTAGCGATGTTATAATAATAACTGTGCTGCAAATAACAAGGCACACAGTAGCAATGTAGCTACAAGCATATAGGCATTATATAGGAGAAAAGGCACTATGGCATCATTAGCAGAAATCCGAGCGAAGCTCAAACAACAAGAGTCTAACGCAAGCGGAAACAGAGGACCACAAGGTCCAAACCCAATTTACCCATTTTGGAATATCAAAGAAGGCGAAAGCGCAACTTTCCGTTTCCTTCCTGATGGCAACCCGGATAACACATTTTTCTGGGCAGAACGTTTGATGATCAAACTTCCATTTGCAGGTATTAAAGGTCAAACAGATTCACGTCCTGTACAAGTACAAGTTCCATGTATGGAAATGTACGGCGAAACATGTAACATCTTAAATGAAGTGCGTGGTTGGTTTAAAGATCCATCATTAGAAGACATGGGTCGTAAGTACTGGAAAAAGCGTTCGTATATTTTCCAAGGATTTGTAAATGACAATCCACTAACAGATGACGAAGCACCAGAGAATCCAATTCGACGCTTTATTATTGGACCACAAATCTTTCAGATCATTAAGCAAGCACTTATGGATCCAGACATGGAAGAGTTGCCAACAGACTACACAGCAGGTGTAGATTTCCGTCTTAATAAAAGTTCAAAAGGCGGTTATGCAGACTATAGCACAAGTAACTGGGCTCGTAGAGAGCGTCCGTTAACTGATGCTGAAATGAACGCTGTTAACACTCACGGGTTGTTTAACATGTCAGACTTCCTTCCTAAAAAGCCAGACGAGACTGCACAAAAAGTATTGCAGGAAATGTTTGAAGCATCAGTAGATGGCGAAGCATATGACGCTGAACGTTGGAGTAATTACTTCCGTCCAGCAGGTGTGTCAGCGGCAACTGGCGATCCAAACAAACCTGCTGTAGCACCAACTCCTGCTCCGGCAGCAGTAGCACCGGCACCAGCACCAGAAGCTGCACCAGTAGCAGAAGCAGCACCAGCGGCAGCACCAGCAGCCGAAGCACCTGCAGAAGGTGGCGGTAATGCAAATGACATTCTAGCAATGATCAGAGCACGTCAGTCATAATAATACACTATGGGGGAGTAATCCCCCATTACGCTTTTTAGATAGGAGAATACTATGGCGAATAAATCATTCGATCCGACTAAGTTCCGTAAGGACTTAACAAAATCCATCTCAGGCATGAGTAGTGGATTCAATGATCCTAAAGATTGGATCAGCACAGGCAACTATGCACTAAACTATCTTATTAGTGGTGACTTTCACAAAGGTGTTCCGCTTGGTAAGGTAACTGTGTTTGCTGGTGAATCAGGTGCAGGTAAATCATATATCTGTTCAGGTAACATTGTAAAGGCAGCACAAGATCAAGGTATCTTTGTAGTACTAATTGACTCAGAGAACGCACTTGACGAAGCTTGGTTACAAGCATTAGATGTAGACACATCAGACGATAAACTACTTAAACTTAATATGTCAATGATTGATGATGTTGCTAAAACACTGTCAACATTTATTGCAGACTATAAAACAATGGATGAAGAAGACCGGCCTAAAGTATTGTTTGTAGTTGACAGTTTGGGTATGTTGC